CTCTATTGATTCTTCAATCTTACCACCGATCAATGATAATAAATCGAAACCAACTAACTTAACTTTTTCTAATTCTTCTATTAGATCAGCGTATGTAGCTTTACCTTCTTCAACTTTCTTTTTCCAAGCATCAATGACAGCTTGTAATATAGATTCAACATTTAAGTCTGGTAATGGTAATGGAATATCTGGTAGTCCTAATAACTCCCATGGTATTTTGAATAACTTAATCAAACCATTAAAAGCATCAGCTAACAACCCTGTCATACCACCATTCAATTTACTACGAATGTAAGACCATATAGTTTCTACTTTTAATTCTATTGATGATAACCCAAAATCTCCTCCAAATAGTTTGTAGGACTCAGGTAACATATCCCAAAACTTATCAGTTATCTTAGCTCTTATATCAGCTAACTTTTGTAATTCTTTTTGAAGATCAGCTGGTGATAAAGTCAAATCATCTTTCAATGCTTCAATCTTATTTTTCATATCGTCTGTCATACCTGATAACTGTTTCTTAATATTCTCTACACCTTCAGGTGTGAATATCTTCAATATGTCAATCTTCAAACCAAGAACTGATATTTCAAAATCTATTGGTAATAGTTTACTAATAAGTTCCATTATTTTAGATTGAACATACATAGGATAATCTTGAACTAATCTAGTAATCATTATCTCCCATTCTATTTCTGGTATTGATATACCTTCAAACTTAGGATCATAGATTGATAAAAGACTTCTAACATCATCTAAAATATCTTGTATCTGTTTAGCTACTTCTTCTTGACCTGCTGCTATAAGTTGAGCTGGTAGATTAGCTAACTGACTAAACATATTAACTAGATCAGCTTTAGTCGGAAGTATAACTTTTGGACACTCAAGTGGTGGTACAGTTATAGGACTAACTTTGAATGTAACTGTACTCATTATCCGTTCAACTTAATCTTCGGTGCTATCATAGTAATATCATCTACAGAAGTTATATTAGTTTTACCACCAACTGATATGTCGGCATCACCTGTAATATTAACTGTTACTTTACCACTTATAGTAACAGTATCATCTCCTAATATAACTGAGTACTTGTCTTTCACTACTTTCTCTATGTAGTTTCCGTCTTTATCTACCTCTACTCTTGTACCCTTTCTATGATATAAATGTATTCTTTCTTTGTCTGGTGTATCATCTAATTCTAATACATGACCTGATTCTGTTTCGTGTACATGATTGAATGGATATACTGGTTCGACATAATCTCTTTTTGGTTCTCCTTCTTCTATCTCAATAACAGGATATGTTTTGTCATCATAGTCTCTTGCAAGAACATTAACATCGGAAGTACCTATGTATTCTGCTTTGGGATAGAGTTCTCCTGTTGTAAACCCATCTCGTCTTGGAGATTTATCTAACGCCAAGTTTAAACCATAAGTCCTACCACTATTATGTTTAGGATTTTTTCCGTCAGGTTTACCTTCATATGATCCTTTACTATCTAAACGAGGATCATTAAATCCTTCTTCGGTTGTTCTTTGAACTTGAGTGAATGTTCGATTACCTTTATCATCTATTCTTTCATCTACTCTATAAAATGACTGTGGTGAACCAGTGAAAGAACCGATCACTACAGGATCTTGCATTTCTTCTGAGTCACGATAAAATCCCATGATAGTAGAACCCTCAACTAGACCATGAGTTGTTGTTCCTAATCCTGACAAAGATGGTGATGTTGTTGGCATCATTACATGAGACCAAGGAAGATCAGGTGTAGCAATCTTTTGTTTATCCCAAGTATGTGAACCGTGTATTCTTACACGAACTCTGTTTTGATATAGTGGGTCGTTTCTGTCTTCAACAATACCAGTAAACCAAATAAATCCTATTTTACCTTGATACTTCATTACTCACTAGCTCCATACTCAATCGGTGTTGTTTCAATATTATTAATAACAGAATCTTTAATACATTTGACATTTAATGTACAACCTTCAGGTCTTAAAACCCATTGTAAATTAGTTATTAAATGTTTACCATTATAAAATTTAGGTTCTACTGCTTCTTCACCTGGCCTAAGTGCTGTTACACTTGTATTAATAAGTTGACCAACTGAAATATCAGTTCTTGCTGATAATACCATATCAACCGTATGATAATTTAATAGTTCTCTTGCAGCTGTTCTGAATTGTGCTGAACCTAAATGTATCTCATGATTCGCTTGATGAATATTATTGTTTTCATCATTAACAAAAGAAGAATCACTAACTAACATTACATGAGCATCATGATAAGAACTTATTGATTTACCTTCTTTAGATCCTGAAATAGCTACATCACCTTCTGAAGCAGACTCACCTATATGTAATGTCTCGTTCGCAGTTCGAACAAAAGGGTGTTCTTCAATAGCTTGAGATTGTCCGCCATAAAACTTTTCTAGAAAACTATATGATTTTTCTGTAAAGAATTGAAATGTGTTATCTACAGTAGTTTGTTTTGATCCGAATAATCCTTTAACTGTAGCTTCTAATATATTAGCATGAGATGATACATCATACGCGAGTATTCTTCTACTTGCCCCCACAACACCTTCTGTATTATCTACTGGGACATTTTTAGTATTCTCACCAGATAAAGACGGTGAATATATGAATTCTCTACCTCCAGCGTATTCAACATCCATCATACTTGCTAATGATTGAATACGATATCCTCCATTAGCTGTTTGATACCAATAAAATGAATCTTGTAATCCAGAAGATTCGTCAATACCTTGTGCTTGTGAACACAACCAATTTATAGTATAATTAGTTGTCCAATTTGGTATGACTACTTGATATTGTTCACCTTGAGATTTTTCTCTAACTTCAAAATAAGGTACAAGTTTTTTGTTAAGATTTTCATTTTTTATATCTAAATTATCTTCTGCAATCTGTGCTGCAATATCTGTCATTGAACCACTAAACGCTTGACTGATTCTTGTTCTTCTTGATTCTATGAATTCGTTTGCTGTAAAGTATAACTTAAAGAATTGTGTCGATTCATCATATCTATGTACATCTTCTACTTTATAAATTCTGAATATTTGATCAATTAAATCATCTTCATGAGTTTCATCATTAATCCCAGCTGGTTGACTAAATCTAATTCTTAAAGATTCTTGACCAAAAATTTTAGCGTTCTCTAGTAAATTAATTGAATCACCTATGATTAAATGACCCATTAAAAAATTTGTTGTTATAGATTCATTTATAGCACATTCTATCATTAGATCACGAATATCAAATCCTTCACCTTCATTATTTACTAATGTTAGTATTTCTAAATCAACACTATCTGGTTTAGTGTTATCAATTCCGATTGCCATAATTAATCTCTAACTATTCTATTGAATTCTGTTACTACCTTGTCTATGTATCTTGGTTCTATAATACGAATATTAAATTTATCTTCATTTATAGTTCTTTCGTATTCTTCATTTGAAACTGGTGTATTACTTGTTGAAATTGTTGTTCTTAGACCATTACTATCAGTATAGTGATGTACGACATCTTTTTCATCAGCTACAGAAGTTACTGTAAAACTTTTAGATGAATCACTACCTACAACTGTACCTGTAGTAAATGTACCTTCAACACTATTTAATACTATTCTATTATGTGTCGGATCAATTTTTGTCACAAATCCAAAAGCACCTGATGATGCTTGTGTTACTTTTTCACCTAGTAAAAATTTACTTGAAACATTTGTAGCATGATTGAATGAAACTATGTCTGTTGATTCACTACTTACTAATACTTTACCTGAATATTTTCTTGCAATAAATCTATGAAGTAATTGACCAGACTTTGGCCAGTCATTAAAGTCTTGTAAGTTTTCATTAACTAAAAAGAAAGTCCAATACAATGTACTGTCACCATATAATTTTGATGCCACAACATCTGGTCTTTCACCTTCTGTTACACGATAATATGTATACCCGGAAATACCTTCTTGTAAGTAACTCCATGTAGATACTTTACGAAATAAATCTTTCGCTTCAAAAAATTTACCATCACTTTTAAAATCATATTGAATATTCGGTATCTGTTTAAAAAATCCTCTGGCCATTATTCACCCTTTTCCTTTGCAGCTTCAGCGGCCGCTTCTTGTTCTTTTAGTTTTTGTGCTCTTCTAACTTCTGCAACAGCATCATTAGTTGTTACAAGATCACTACCACCTTCTTGAGAAGATTCTCTATCACTACCAAAAAACGCTGATGATCTTTTCTTGTATTTGTCTCTTGTTAATGTAGCTGTCTCTGTAAAATTAATTGTTAGACCAACAGACATTGGTGACCCGTCACTAAATGTAGCAAATCCTTGACCATCTGTATAATTAACATCAACACCTGTACATACAGATACTAATGGATAATCTATTTTATCTTTGAACGGACCTCTAAATCTGATAGCCCATTCATTTGGGAAAGTGTATATTCGATTGTTATCACCTGTTGTACCAGGTAACGCTGAAAGTTTAAAAGCGTATATCATTTCTTGAATTGTTTTTGCTTCGTTTGAATTCTTTGGTCGTAAATTAAAAGTATATGAATAAGTTCTAAAATTCACACCTTCAAATAATTGAAACTTTAATGGGTTGACTGTTTTACCTGCAGCTTGTTTTAAAATATCACCACCTGGAGCTCCAGCTTTGATAATCTCCATTAGTTCTTCACCAGATGTACCAAAACCCGATTCATTACCAAACATACTACCAACTAACGCATCTGCGATCCCTTTATCAGCTTCTTTGTATGCTACAGATATATTATCTTGAAGTGTATCTGGTACATATAAGAATATATCATATAAGTCTTCTCTTACACAATCTTTATCTTTTACATTTCGTTCTAATGATCTAAAATGTATATAATTAGTAAGATTCTGTTGTCTGCCACTTTCACTATCAAACCTCTCCGGGAATCGTAATGCTATCTTACCACTAGGAGATGATTTAGCTCTACCTGAAAAAGGATCATTTAGTACTGTCGCTCTTGCTTCTCTATTTGTTTCTTTTACTCTCAACACATCTGCTGATATCTGAGGTATGTTAGAAGTACGAACACCAGTAAGTCCTGTTAATAAATCACTTAATGAATTGGCTATTCGTTGATCAAACTTATTCCCCGCTCTAGAGATTTTACTCTCTAAACCACTAGTAAGACTATTGAGATCATCTTTAACTGATCCAATATACCCCTTAACCGCTCCTCTTAGTTTTTTAAATGCCATAATTGATGTTCTCTATTGTAATATATACTTACTAGTTATTTATGTCTTATAAAGGAAAGTTTAGACCGAAGAATCCAAATAAGTATAAAGGTAACCCTAGTAACATTATTTATCGTTCTTTATTAGAGCGTAGATTCATGGTTTACTTAGACAACAATCCTTCTATACTTAAATGGCAATCTGAGGAAATCATAATACCCTATGTGTCGCCGGTAGATAATCGTGTGCACAGATACTTTCCTGATTTTTATATCAAGTATAAAAACTCTGACAGAAAGATAATAGAAGAACTAATTGAAGTTAAACCTTTCAATCAATGTTCTCCACCCAACCCAAAAAAGAAACTTACAAAAACAGGTAGAACATCTAAGAGATATCTCAAAGAAGTACAAACTTACATAGTTAATGACGCCAAATGGAATCAAGCTATGAAGTATTGTAAAGATCGTAATTGGAAATGGAGAATTCTTACAGAAAAGGATATAAACATCTATTAAGTGACATAAATACTATTTAAACTACATTATGTATTATATAATGTCAAATACAAAATAATATAGGAGAATATATGAATAAATTATTAGTATTATTAAGTAGTGTACTATTGAGTACATCTACATTAGCAATGAGTGGTCATGTTGGAATCAGCACTGACTATATGTGGCGTGGTCAAACACAAACTGATCATGGACTAGCAGTGAACTTTGGTATAGAACAAGACCTTGGTCAAGGTTTTTATATAGGTAACTGGAACTCAAGCGTTGATATAGACGGTGATAGAGAGTTAGAGTCTGACTTTTACGGTGGATACACAAAATCATTTGATTCAGGTTTCTGGTTCAATGGTGAGTATATCGCTTATCGTTATAGTGGAGACAACTCTGACGGTTTAGAGTTTGAAGAAAGAATCTTCCAAGTAGGATATGAATCTTTCTCATACGGTAAAGCTGAAGGTGTTGACTTAGACATGGATTATGAATGGTATAACATTGGTTTACCTTTCATCTCATGGGCTGATGTCAGCTTAGAACTTGGAGAATGGTCTGATGGTAGAGAAGTCAAGATGTTAAAAGCTGATTGGTCTTTATCTGATAGCATGACTCTAGGATTACTTGTAATGAGTGATGTTAAAGAAAGTGAAGTTGAATTTGGAGACGCTGTGTCTTTACATTTCACTCATAAATTTTAAGAATTTATAATAATGGCTGGGAGACTATTCGACAAACTTGAACAAGAAGCGTTCAGAGCTGGTATTGCCGCTCGAACAAAAGCTTCTATGGATTGGTTTCAATCCAATGTAAGTAACATGAATGTCTCTCGAGCCGCTTTATTAAAAGACGGTCCGACACGAGCAGGACATCAATATGGAAGAATGTATAACTTCCAATATGATCCGAAGACAAAAAAACAATTACCATACTATGATAGGTTCCCATTGTGTATACCTGTCCAACCAGCAAAGAAAGGTTTTCATGGTATGAATCTACACTATGTAGCTCCTAATATACGAGCACAATTCTTAGATGCATTAATGGACATAACAAACAATAATCAATACGATAGAACAACAAAATTTAAATTAACATATCAGATATTAAAGAAAGCACAAAGTATGAGATTCTTTAAACCTTGTTTTAAACATTACTTATCTGATCACATACAATCAAAGTTATTATTAATTGAACCAGCTGATTGGGAGATCGCAATCTTTCTACCGACTGAATCATTTAGAAAAGTGAGTAAAGCAACTGTATGGAAAGAAAGTAGGAATAAATTCTAATGAAAATTAATCAATTCATGTCAGCTCACTTAGACAATATGACTCGTCAAAATAGATACGAGGTAGAACTTCATGGTCCAGGTAATATTAGAAGTAGAGGTATGAGATGTACTAATATTGCTCTACCAGGAAAACAAATAGTTTTTGCTGAGACTACTGAGTATGGTGGTGGTCCAATGAGAAAACACGCTAACAAAGTAGACTATGGTGGTGGACTAGCTACAATGACATTCCTATGTGATCATACATTTGAAGATAAACAACTTGTAGAATTGTGGCAAGGTAAAATCTATGATGAAGGATATGGATATCAATATCCAGAAGACTATTGTGGTGAAGTTATTATAACACAACTTGGTATGGACGGAATACCTGTGTATGAAGTAAAACTACATGATGCATGGCCACAACAAATTACAGAACAGACGCTAGACGCAACATCATCTGAAATACAAACTTTCGTATGTGGATTCGCATTCAGATCATGGAGTTCAAGTTTCGAAAACTCACCATCAGGATTACTTGGTGGTCTGTTTAAAAAATATAAGAGAAAACTTACAACAAAAGTCAATCGTAAGCTTGACGAAGAATTATTTGGTAACTAAATACATTACATTATTATTGAGGACATAAATTATGGCATTACCCAAACTAGACGCAGTTCGTTATACTACAGAACTACCAGTCTCAAAAAAGAAAGTAGACTACAGACCCTTCTTAGTCAAAGAACAAAAAGCTTTATTAATAGCTTTAGAGAGTGAAGAAAGTACAACTGGTGCAAACTCCCTATTCGATTTAATAGAAGCTTGTGTTTTTAATACAGACGAAGTTAAATTAGATTATATCCCTATGGCAGATATTGAATGGCTGTTTCTACAAATTAGAATAAAATCTGTCGGCGAAACAGCTGATATCTTATTACCTTGTGATTGTCATGAAG